ACAGTTGAAGCAGTGGTAACTCACAGTGCCATCCGCACTGGTCATCAGTCCGCCACGCTTCTTTTTGTCAGCAGTCTCCCCGTTGTAAACACAACAGGGTGCGTTGAAACTGATCCATCCGCTTGGAGTTTTCTTTCTGTTCGCAGGCAGGCTAGTCAGAATTGTATTCTGTATAAGATTCATAATCTATACTATTTTACTGTCTATATAGGATTTTGTCAATCACACCAGTGTTACCACTGTCGTTGCCCCAACTGAATCTCACACTGTGGTACACACCCGTGAAGTTGAAGTTGGTAACTGTTGTCGAGTTAGAGAAAGTATTCGCTGTGGATCCTGCACCTTCCATGGTAATATCAAAGTAGTCTGTGTTGCTCGGTGAAGCACTCATTGTACCTTGCACTCTCAACGCACCTGAGAAATTTTTTGTGTACACAGCAATCGTGTGTAAAGCCTTGTTGTTATTGATTCCTGGTCTAGAATCTATTGATCCTGATGTGTATGCCAGTGGACCACCTGATGCTGTGAAACTCGAAACACTTGTACTCGCTACGAATTCTGGATAAGCACCATCCAGTAGTTCTACTGTGCCAGCGGCCGCATAACCAGTGTCTGCGTATGTGATCTCTCTGCTACCATCTGATTTTACCTCTCTTACTGAGAAGTTATAGAACTTGGCATCCAGCGGTAATAGGTCTCCCTCCGTTATCGTGCAACTGGCATCACCCTTGGTGCTCACAGTTGAGCCATCATCCAGTATGGTTAGTGTCTTTGTCAGCACCGCTTTCTTGCTCTCAGAATCGATCATGTTGAACTCGTAGGTCTTGCTTGTTATGTCCTGTGCCTTCTGATCCTCGTTCTTGAACGTGAATGAGACTGGGTTTGATACCCCTCTGTGCAGTGTTAGGCGTCTATCGTACACTTTTGAGTTCCTTCCGTGATAACCACTTACGTAGGCTATTACCAACTGATTTATTAAATACCTTTGTACTGTTTGCATAATACATATTTAACAGTATTTATAGATATAGAATGAACGAGATTTTTAACACACTGAGGGACAAGTTCCCATTCCTTAGCCTGATCAGAAAGGGTGATTTGGAGTACGTGGGCATAGTACAGAACGAGGATGCCAACGTAATCAGTTTTTATGATTATGGAAGGCTCATGATGCCACAAGACAAGATGAAGTTCCTTAAATGTGGAGAGACCTGGTGGCACGAATCCAATCGTAAATTACCAATCAACATATTCCTCAAGGGTGAGTTCAGATATTTCCGTTCCACGTTGGTAACTCTAAATTCGAAAGACATAGAGATAGTGCATGGTCCTACAGTTAAACTTTCTGAAATTTCAAAGAAACGGGTCAAAAGAAGAACTATCCAATTAGTTAGAAGACCTACTTAATTTTAGTAGGTTCGGTCGAATTTATTCCACACACTTTTTCAACATACTTCGTCAACGGATTATTGGCCTGGTAGGAGTCTAGTTCTGATGTTAATGATGAAGCGGTATTGGATCTCTTACGTTTTTTAATGATTATTTTTTTATGTTTTTGATGGTGCATCAAAACTATATTTAGCTCTGTTTATCAGATTCATCTGCACCACTATGGCCTGTGCATATGCCACTGCGTGTGATTTCTTGAAGAAGTAACTGCCATCTGTGGGTTTGATCCAAACTTCTTTCATGATGTCTACCCAGTCCTTGTGCATTAGTTGTCTTTTGGCAGGACGTATTATGGCCAACACAGCCGCAAGTTGTTCTATGGTACGTGGTTCAAGTTTTGACACTATGTTGTAGTGGCCATTTAGGTGGAAAAGGTTTTCCACGATCTTTGGATCTTTCAGCATGTCCCAGTCTGGTTCTTGGATCATGAGCTCGACAAGTTCCTGTTCTGATTTAACGTCCTTGTATATGTTCACGTTAAGGCAGTCTATCTTGAAGTATCCTCTGTCTTCCGCTTGTTTGTAATCTAAACTTGCGTGTCCTGTCACAGGGTGTTCTGGTACTGCATGGAAGTAAACTCCCGTCTTGTGTTTCTCACTCTTGCCATCTTTGATCATTGATGCCGGAGTGTGTTTGAATAACTTCAATGTGTTGTCTCTGTCAAAAAAATCTATGTCTACATCAGGCATTAGTGTACACTCCCTTTGTCTTTCTCTGCATGTTGTATCATCTTATCACGTGATCCAGGTTGTAACACTTCCAACACGTCAAGCAGTTTCCTGTATCCTTCTGTTTTCAATATGTCCTTGTTGACTTTTGGCATTATCACTCTTCCTATGGATCCGTCCTCTTTGATTATCACTGCACAATCTCCGTCATCAAACTCCAAATTGTCAGACACTTCTAGATCTATCTTAGACAATCTTGGCCTCCCTTGCTGTGTCCTGTACCAGCATGTGATCAGCGGGATAGCTCTTCAACTTGCTTGGCCAGAAACTTGGGTTTATGAATCTTTCAATCATCTGTAATTGTTCGTCGTTGAATGATTTTAACATCCTTTTGCCTGCGTTGCAACCTAGCAACAACCAAGGACTTATCTTGCCTTGCTGTATGTGTTGTACCGCCCTGTTCTTGTTCACCAGTCTGAAGTAGTCTGACCACTGTGCGTTCTGTTCTGTGGCCCAGTCCATCATTGTGGCTATGCTCCTCTGTAGTGCGGCCTCCACGGGCTCTGACTTCAAAGCCTCAATCAAGTACATCTCATATAGGTCGTCTCTAGCCCAATGATCCAGTTTCACTTTTGACTGTAACACATAGTCTATATACTTCTCAGGATACAAAGGGTTGATGTGCATTATGAATCTTCCAAACTTGACGAATGCGTTGTAGTATGAACTCTTGACGAAATCGTCGTATGTTTTTGTTTTTGAATTGTGTTGGTGTATCTGATAGAATCTCTGGAACACCATGAACGCATTGACCACCCACTTCTCATCTCTTTGTAGGTATCTCCTCTTAGGTTCACACAGGTGAACTTGCAGTGTACGTTCTTTGGCAAATTCCTTGCCACAGTATGTGCATTTATTTGTCGATGCCATGGGCCTCCATCAATTCCTCTAGTTCTCTGTCTGTGATCACTTTGTCCAATGTCTCTAGGTCTGTTTCCTTCCATGTGGGATATATTGCCTGCAGTTTTTTCAGACTCTTGTTTGGCACACGCTTCATGGGTTTCAGCCATGGATGGAATTGCTGTGTCTCTGCTCCGCACATGGCGGTCAGTATCCATAACAGTTTCTTGTGTTTGCCCAGTGTGAAGCAGTGCTTGTTCACACACTCGTTGACCATCTCCACGTAGTGTTCCACGTAGAAAGGATCCTTGGATGAAACATTGGAAACGTATCTCATCAGCGTGTAGGGAGAGTACAATGACTTCTCCTTGTCATCGATCCTGTCGAAGTAGTCCTTGTTCCTGAAGTCCACGGCCTTCAGTCCGTTCCTTAGATCAAAGAATTTTCTATTTTTTTCTGCTGGCATATTTTAGTGCGAACATCGTACAATCTTTCGCTGTTGCAAATGTTAATTTTAGTTTCTTGTTTTTGTGTTGTAAACCTGAAAATTGGAATTTGTGTTTCCGCATGAAGTCAAAGAAATTGTGCATCCAGTCTTCATCCATCCACACAGCAATCTTGTTGCTGGTTATCAGGATTGGTGCGTCAATTGTTATTGTTTTCCTACCAGACGGAGCCATAGTCCACCTGTTCACACTGTCTCGAGATGTCTTTTACGAAGTAGGCACACATGGGTTTTGGACCATTGTTCAACGGCACAGCCAACATCTGTCCTGACTTTATCTTAGGGAAATACCATTTCACTTCTGTGTAGATGTCTACCACGTCTATTGGATGGAAGTCGGGTTTTGGACTTGACAACGGATTGAATGTGAAAGCATCGAACCCTCTGTCGTTGAGACTTGTTATTGGTAAAACATGCATCTCTGATTGTCCCGCCTCACCGATCAACATCTTCCAGTCCAGTGGCATCTTTATCTTGTGTGGTCCAATCTCTAGAACCGCCGCTGGTGCATTGAAACTTTCCAAGAAGATCAAAGGTATGTAGAAGAAATCCGGATTGGTAGGATCTGAATTGTCCAGCACAGCGAATCTCAACTTCTCGTCCACCCACTCGGGTATCTTCTCTAATGTGTATGTTCTGTTATCCAGTGTAAGGATTTTCATAATTTATCTTTTCTATATTATACGGGTAATTGGCCTCTTTGTAAAACTTTTTCCTTGCCCCCAGATGTCTTTTCGCAAACTTGCAACTGCTGGTGATGTCCCAGATCTGCACACTGTCCTTGTCTTCTGCTTTCCTGATCCCACGTCCAATACTCTGTATTACCCGCACGAAAGACTTGCCTGGTTCTATGAGAACAAGATTAAAAATCCTAGGAATATTAATACCAACAGCGGCAACTCCATATGTGGCGATAATAACTTTATTTGTTGCAGTAGATATTTCATCATATTGTTCCTTCCTGTCTGTGTTTTTGGTTGATCCGGACACGAACACCGCATCCTCGATCTGCTCTTCCAAGATCTCCCCCGCGGATATCCTGTCCACAAGTATCAGTGTGTTACCTGAACTTGATATGTCCTTGATTGTGTTGGCCACCCATTTCATCCTGTTCTTGTCTGTTGTAAGCCATTTCAGTTCCTCTCCGTATGTCTTAAATTGTGGATGATCCTGTGTCTGTAGAACGTTGACATGGCAGTTCGCCAATACACCCTTGTCTTGCAGTTCGCTGGCCTGTATCCTGTTAGACACATCACCTATGCTACATTTCAAACCCATGAACTCGTAATCTGCTTTGGGTACTGTGCCTGTCAGTCCCCAACGTATTCCACAGTGTGCGAATGGACCGGTCAGCAATCTCTTCAGCACATCTGCCTTGGCCATGTGCACCTCATCGATAATCACTGTGTTGATGCCTTGTATGGCTTCTAAGAAATCCGTCGTGTGTTCGTCCTTGCTTTTCTTTTCAAGCACGTTCAGTGATTGCCATGTTGCTATTGTGTTGAAACGTCCCAGTTCTTTCCTGTCACCGTAATACACGCCCACGTCTAGGTTACAAGCAAGGAAGTCTTCCTCGGTCTGTGTCACAAGACTCTTGTTTGGTACTATAGTAAGTGTACGACCATATGGTTCGACCAATTGGCACAAGGCCGCTGTGATTATGGTCTTGCCCGCACCAGTGGCGATTTCCTGTATGCTCTGTGGATGTTCTATGAACTTGTTGATTGTTTCCACTTGGTAGTCTCTTAATTCGATTGGTTGTCCCGCGGCTGGATGATTCTCTGGCCATGTTATGTGTGATAGGTAATTCTTATCTACTTGTTTAAATTCAAAATTGTGTTGCTCCCTTCTGTCCTCAACATCTATGTAAACTCCGCCCTCATCGAGTATGGGAAGTATTTGGTCAACTAGGTTTAGATATGTTGTCCCACCCAACCCAAAAAACGACACCTTGCCGTCCCACCTACCTAACTTCACTGCTGGTAGATGCCTTGCGTATGGTATCTCATATTTGAATTTGTTGGAAAGTCTCTTACGCCATTCGAGGCTTAGGTTCTCGAACTTCACGTTCACTTCATCTTTTATTACTAGTTTACAACTGCTCATTCTAAAGTTTTACTATTATGTGATCATGCCAATCCCAACTACTCGGTTGGTGATCACTATAATACAACTTTTTTGGAAGATTTTCAAGCATTCTTTTCAGGTTGTCCGTGCCCGTGGCATAATAACCACCGCCTATTCCAACCAGTGATGCTTTTGGTTTGACTTTGCTCTTGATCAACGCCCTTGGTATTCTGTTTCTAACGAAGATGATTTTGGTTTGTTCGTTGATCAATTTGAACTGTTTGCTCATTTGATGCAACTCGTATAGGTTCTCAAAGAACTCTTCTGATTTTTGATTATCTAAAAGATAAGTCCTTTCGTTGTTGAAACGTTCTAGGTCTTTCTTGTATATGGGTTCCTTGACATCGAATCCCCAACTGCATTCATTCAACAGATCAACACCGTGTGCCTTGAACGCATTCATCCACTCCCAGAAATCCTTTACATCGTCTTCCATGTGTATGTCACCACTCACTGGCATGATCAATGGAAAACAGTTTAATTCGATGAGACCTTTGACTACCTCGTTCTTTGAAAAGCCTTTGGAATCAATCCATAACTTGTGGTAATTGTTGTGTGCTATCTTGTGACCTATCATGGTCTCTGTTGGTATATTGATTCCTTTGGTCGATATATCAAAGTTCTTCAATGAGTCTACTTGTGTTAATGCTGACTTGCCCTTTAGGTTTTCGTTCCAGTATTCCTGTAGAGATTCCGGTGCATTGTCCAATATCACCTGGCCGGCGACCAATCGTGCTGTGGGTTTGCGATGTCCTATCACTTGTTTTTTGATATTCTCGTAGTCGTCGAGCAGACTGTCGTCTGTGAATTTGAAATCGTATCTCACAGCGATCAAGGTCAGATAGTAAGCAGTAACATCACTGTGTCGGAAGGTCCACTTCTTCTTCTCGCCGTCGTATAAGGCATACATTCCAGGCAAGTCACGTGTATCTTTCAAGCAACGTATCAGTTGTATCACTTTCTTGTTGTAGGGAAATCTCATCTCTATCCTATCGATATTATCGTCGTCTGTGTACTTCTCGATGACCTTGTCAAAACTGATAACCCGGAAGTCTTCCTCATATTGTGGATTGTCTAACAATTTCTTGATATCCATTCCGTGTGCTTGGAACTTGGTCAGGTACCTTTTCAGTATCACCAATGCTAGTCTGGCCTGTTTCTCCGTCCAGGCATATTGTGACTCTGCCAAGGATCTCACAGTCTCGTAATCTTTAGGGTGTGGCTTGATTACGGCTGTATTTCCTATCATCGAAGGATTTGCCCAGAAATAATCGTTATATGCTAGTATTTTAAGTGCTTCGTTAATTGTTTTTGGCAAATCTGTGTGCATTTTCAAACCTGGTAATATTGATAATTATTAGTATATTATAGCATACTTGGTAATATAGTCAACCTATGAAAAAGACCAGTAAGAAGACTGTCACAGTCAGGAAACAATTAAAGATCAGGTTGGAAAATACTCTGACTATGCGGAAGAACACCAGGAATTTCAAACCCACACATTCTATAGCAGTAAATTGGTTCAAGCATCTCAACAAGGGATTGTTTGGTAATAAGTTACCTGCAGTACCATTGTACTTGGTAAGGATGACCAATGACTGGGGCAGATGTTGGGCCAATTGGGACAACAGGAAATGTAGGAAGGGCACATATGATCAGAGTGTGATACCCTATGACAAGACTGACGTCACTTTCGCAATAGAGATACACACCAAGTATCCAACGTTCAGAGACTTCATAGAAACACTGGCACACGAGATGGTGCACCTATACCAGATGACCGTGATCAAAGATCCTTACAGCAATCACAACGCCAACTTCTATGCATTCAAGAACAAATTCAAAAGTGCTGGACTGACCTTATCAAGAACTGGCTAACACGGTATCCTCAAACTCTTTGTAACTCATAATTCGACTGTTTCCTAGGTCTGTGCCTGTCTGTAAATGATTTAAATATTCCGGTGGATCATCATGCACCACTGTGTAGTTGACATATGGCCTCATCTTTAACATATCACGAAACTGTTTCAACCAACCTTCGAATATACTATCGTTGTTACGTTCGCCATAACAATCTGTTCCTTGGTACATGTTGTTCAGTTCGCCCTTGCCGTACTCCCTGAAATCAAAACCAATGAGGTAGATGTTCTTGTGTCCATGCACACCCGCAGTCCAAAAAGCGGCGTTGCCAGATATCCAATGTGGGTTGTTGGGTATGAGATTTATCATGCCCTTGCTCTGTTTCCTGTTGACTTCTAAAGCAGGTCCGTAGTGTATGGTCTTCAAACCCACTTCGTCCTCCACCATCTGCATTGACATCTTGGTGTCCACGGAGAATATGAAGTCAGGCATGAAGTCCCTGTACAGTGCATTACAACCGTACGTCTGTCCTGTTGCTTTTAGTTTTGTAAGATCAAAACCTTTACGTGAAGGACCGTTACCTATGCAGTAGGCGTTGCCTCGAGGTACCGCCTTGACTTTGTCTTCAAAGAACCTGATGTCTTGTATTCGTTTGCCTTGCCTGATTGTAGTGTTTACGATTACATCCTCTCCCTCATATTTTTTCCATATGATAGGCTCGATTTCTTTTTTGCCGATGTTTATAGTTTGCATTATATATATTTCTCCTGTAGCCTTGCCCTGATCCTTGCCCATGGTAGTCCTTGTTCTATCTCGTCCTCAAACCATTCCGTGTACGCTAGTTTGTTTGCCCACGTTACCCGGTTGGGCATGGCCGGTGTGTTGATGTCTGTTAACTTAATGTTACCCACATCATGGCACAGACTTGATTCCGATACGAACACAGGTATGCCTTTCATCACTGCTTCCATGGCTGGATTGCTGGAATGATTGATCACTGCCCAAGTTCTTTCAAGTGTTGCTTTAAAATCTGTGTCGTCATAGGTCCTGAAATCTCGTTTTGGTAATCTTACCTTCACATTTTTGAATTTGTTCTCATCGAATGTAATCGTGTTACGAGGATGAGGCCTTACCAAGACAGGCCTTGTGGTGTATTTCCTTATTTCATTTATCTGTTGTTCGATCCAGTTGGACATCTTAGGTAATCCTTTCCATTGCTCTGATGTGTCATGCTGACCACATATGACAATCAAGTCTCCGGTTGGATTCCATGGTCGCAATTCATGTTTGAAGAGTGGCCATCGTGCATCATCAAAATCTTGGTTGGCGAAGTCGGCATCTCTGTTTATTCCGTTTATTCCAATTTTGAAACTGAGATTCCTACGAAGTCCTCCCACCTCAATGACAATCACAGGTTTGCCTTGGCTCCTGTAACGATCCCATATCTTTTTGTAATTCTGCATCCTGCCACGCCATAACACACTCCAGATCACTGCAACGTCACCGTTGGTTTCTTTGTTCACATGTACCTGGTCTCCTGTTTTCTGCATAGATTTTATGAATTTTGCAAAGATGTCTTTGCTGTTCAATGGACCATGCATGGGCCATGCTTCTATCCTCATCAGTTGCCCTGCTTCCCTTTGGCCACCTTGCTCACTATGTCGTCAGCCTGTTTGGGATCGAACTTCACACCACCAAAAGGATCGTAGTTCTCCACGTTCTTCCAGTAGTCCTCGTTCCTGTCACCACGCAAGTCGCTCTTGCTACTTTTCCCTTGCACTTTCCTTTTGCCTTTCATGTGATCCACGTATGCTCCCAACACGCTGTTGATGAACACGTGATGTCCCTTCGCACCCGCACCTTTTCCTATGTCTACTCCGTCGTTGGGTGCGATCCTTTTCACACACTGCCAGAACAGGTAACTGTCATGCCATTCCAACTCTTTGAATATGGTGTCTTTGATGTACAGGTCTGTCCAGTACCGCATAAACTCTGTGATTTTTGAATGCTTCTTGTTGTAGCACACCCATCCGCATTCGGGATACTTTTCGCCCCTGCCCAGGAAGTTCACGAGCTTGTCTTGGGGCAGTAGTCCTGTGACGAACTCCCTTGTGATTGGTCTGAATGTGTATGTGTCAGCATCTAGCCACAGAACATAGTCTGTATCTATTGTTTTGATTGCATGATCCACTGCAAAGGTCTTGTGTGCAAACCTAACAGCGTCCCATAGGTAAGATCCTTTGCCCTTGTCATTTTTGCCTGCGTTGGGATCTCGCCTTACACCACCTGGTATCTCATCCACTTCGCCGTTGGCCACAGGATCGTCCTTGTGTCTTTGCTTGAATTTGAGCAATTCGGGATTGGCATCTTCGATGTTTATGAATTTAATCTTTGGATGTTCCAGAGTTGGCTTCTCACCTTCATGATATGCGTACAAGGTAACATCGTCAGGCCAGAATTGTATATGGCTCTCCAACATCCTTTTCGCATATGCTGTCCATCTGTTTGGCGGGAAGGTTGTAACTACAGACAATGATGTCATTATAAACCTAACCTCTGTTTGAATCTTTTGTACACTGTTCCGTCTCTTATTTCTTTTATGCTCCATAACTTGTAACCTAGGTCATTGACCCACTGTGTCCTGTCTGGTGTCTTTGGTGTTTCTATATCGTTGAGGTCCTTGTTACACACGTCCCAACACAGTGCTAGATCCGATGTGCAGAACGTTGGTATTCCTCGTATGCAACTGTCAACACTGGCAGTAGAGTTGTGTGTGACCACGGCGTGTGCATTCGCTATCGCTTCCTGGAAATGGAATCTGTAGAATTTCTTTTCATCGCCTGCGAAGTGTTGTTGTGTGTATTGCAGTTCCACGTCCTCAGGCAAGTCGCCTTTACGTGCCACAATAGATGCCACGTGGTTTGGATGTGGTCGGACTATGAACTTCCTGTCTGTGGCAGGCCTTAGTCTTTCATAAACTCCATTGAACCATTCTATGGGATCCAGTTCGTTCATGCTCCAGTTGTCCTTGGGTTGCAGTACAAATATTATGGGATCGTCTTGGTTAGACTTACGCCATGGTTCGTACTTCACTTTGAATTTTTTCACCATCATGTCCCAACGATCGCTTGGACTGTTGTCTGACAGGAAGTCGCCATCGTTCATGGGGGTGTACAACGAAACCCTGAAATGATGATCAGGTGATGTTGATACATTACCAAAACTAGATAAAAGTCCCCCATCAAATGTTATCAGCGGAATCTTTTTGTCTCTGCAATTATTTGCAAGTTCCCTACGTCTGCCTTTGGTGTGATGCATCTGTCGGTCACCGCCATATCCAAACATTGCCGCCATGGGTGCAGTGGGAGTCATCTCCCCTTCCACGGTTGGACCGGACCTGTTCTCATTGACTATGATCGCTTCATCGCCCGCGGCCTCTATGCCTTCTTTGAGATGGTAAAGCAATTCGTAACTGTTTCCACGTTTACGATCCTTTACCGTCCTTCTGAATATCTCAACTTTCATTTAACATCCTCCATGCTGTGCCGTTGGCCATTTCTTGTAGTGTCCAGTTATTATACGCTAGACTGCTGAACAATGCAATCCTGTCTCCGTATTTAGGTGTTTCTATCTTGCTGAAATCTGTTTCCGATATGGGTGCCGCCGCACTGTTTTTGGGATCACAGAATACCGGCACACCGTTGACCAGGCTGGCCACCATGGTGTTGGAGTTGTAGGTCACTGTTGCATGGTAATCTGCCCAATTGATATTGCCTTTGTGGACAGTAGGCCTATCAACCTTTACAGTGGCACCCACGTGATCAATTTCGATTGTTGGGTTGTATGGTTTTTCCCTTATATCTATATCTCTGTCAGTGTTCTGTTCGAGAATCTTCAATGTGTTAGACAGCCAGTCAGAGGCATCGAAGAAGTTCGCTATTGCATTAGTTGGCGGTAGGACAAGAATTTTCTTACCCTTGTTCCAAGGTTTGATGTCTTGCCTGAAATGTTTTTCATACCTGTCTGCTGACCTCTGTTGTAGTACGTTCTGGCAGTGTTTGTTCTTGGTTATACGCAACCAATGTGGACTGTCATGTGCATTTGTGAAATAACCATGATCCATAAAATAGAAATCTCTGTGTTCCTTCTCACACCATTTGTAAACCTCGCCTGACCCGGCTAATATACCGTACATGGTCAGATTCTCTTTGGGTAATGATTTTAAATCTCTGAATTGATATATCTTGCCCTGACCAGATCCACGAACGAAAGCATCCACATAACGCTGTGTCCGTGGTTTGGTCGTGTGTATTCCTGACAACATTATTTTCTGTTTTCCTTCACTTCAAACATCTTACGGCCGGCCGCCCTATTGAATTCTGCAATTATGTTTACACTCCTCCTGTTTAGCACGGCATTTTTCCTAGCGGATACGCTGTGTACACACCTTGTTGAATTGTTACAGAATACAACCAGTGTGTTTGCTTTGTAGGGGATTGTCTTCACAATTTTGCCCGCCTTCTCTTTTACTTCTCTACCGCCGTTTTTATTCACTTCTGAAATGGTATCATGTGTTTCGTGTATCTGGAATTCTCCACCTGTGCTTTGATCCTCTTTGTATGGCATGTAAAGTAAGGCCGCGTATATCTCCCTAGGATTGTCTATGTGTGCAGTCCTTGAACTGTAGGTGATGGGCTTGTGCATCACTGTCTGACAGTCGGTTCCTATCTTGTCATGGCCTGTGTCCCATCCTCTTGGACTTAATGTTAGGTCTTCCACGTGGGGGACCAAATCGCCAAACACTCCGGTCATTTGTTTGTAAAATTCCATTGATGTGTGGTACTCGGTAAATTCTTTCCATATATTGGAAACTTTTCCCGGCTTCAACATCTCGTCTGCTTTTAACCTATAACATATACCTGAATCAAATGGCTCCGTGGATAGCAGTTGTTCTTTGGGCCACTCCTTGTCGAGTTGTTCGTACACATCTTGGGGCAGTGCATCCTCGATCACGAAATGTGGATAAGGCTCTAGTACAAGTTCAGGTTTCTTCTGTAGCACTGATAGGTTCATTCTAGGTGCTCCATGATTTCGGGTATGTTGATTTTGAATTTTATCATGTCACTAAACCTCTTGATGCCTTGGGGTTTCCTCCCATTTTCTCTGGGTATGGGTACCACATCTGCTAGATATAATTTGTGTTCTAAGTTTAGGTTGTGCGACAGTAATGGATAAACTTTCTTGTGTAGCATACTTCTGTCTTGTATCTCTAATACTTTTGTTCCAGGTTGACACCATAACAGATTTGTTAATCCTGCACCATGGGCCGCCACAACATGTGAAGCCTCGGCGAATGTTTTCATTTGTTCTTGGATGGACAATTTTTCCAATACTACAGTCTCCCAACCTTTGAGGTTCAGCATCAACTCGTCAGAGTTTTGTATTCTTCTACTTACAGCACCCGGCCTTAGCACAACTATTTTCCTGTGTGGTTTTACTCCTTTCAAATTTTTCAATCCTTTGAAATGTCTCAGCCACGGAGCCATCGGTGGCACAATTATTCCATCTTGTGTGTTGCTCGCACTTGGTACAATCAAATGTTTGAACTGCCATGTCTCGTTTTTGGGCATGACGATAATCTTAACGTCAGGAAAAAGAGCCTTACAAACTTTTTCGAAATAACGACTATGGTTCGCCAATACAAAACAAAATCTAGAAAAATTAGTTGCCCATCTTTTTTCAAGTAGGCGAAATTTTGATATGACGTCAATCCAGATGTGCCATGGATTTTCAACACTATATTCATCAATTGGGAGCCACACGTATGTGTTGGTCTCGTTGAATGATTCTTTTACTGTTGGCAATGTAAGATCAACTGTTTCATCCCATTCTGTCCAAAGCCTGTGACTCTTGTGTGGCTTGTGTCTGCTTTTGTGGGTAAGTTTCCACAAGTGTTCTGTTATTAATTTGTTTTCTCTGGTCAGCAATAATGGGCAGGTATGTATCTTGCAGTCATGGAATTCCGCAACGAAAGTTGGTAAACTTGTAAAATTAGGATTGATCGAATCATGATAGGGCACGGTGTAATTGTATTCTGGATCTACCACCTCCCACCGATCGAGGAAATACTTCATTGAACCTATGTTTTTTACAGTTTGCATATCATGAATAAGTAGTATATAATTATAATCACATGCCAACAAAAATGTTCATAAATGGTTGTTCATTCTTGACAACCAGACCCAAGTGTGGAGTCCACACACACTGTGGCGAGGAATTATCCAGAATGATGGATTTACCAATTGCTGAGAATCTAGCAGGCGGCGGACGTGGAAACAAAAGACTGATGTGGACAACTAGGGTCTGGTGTGAAAAATTCCCAAACATAGCAAAGGATTGTTTTTTCGTGATAGGATCTAGTGGCGGAAATAGATTTGATTACCCCACTGGTGATGGATTCAAAAAAGCAAAGTTTCCAACAATGGAGACCACATGGAAAACATGGGATCCAAATCGTGATAGCAGTACAGAATCATTTTTCAAATATCTTTTTAACAAAGGTCTAGACATAGAACAGGCAACGCAGATAGAGTCTCTATTAGCAATACATGACTTACAGGACTTCCTTAAATTTAGGAAATATCCATACGTGATGTACAACACCCTATCAGATGCAGAAATTACAAATCCGGATATCAAATTAATGTTTGACAAGATAGATAGGACAAGATTCTTCAGACCAGAAACAAGCCATATAGATTACACGGTAGAGAATAAACAACATTGTGTACCTGGTGATCCACATCCTAGCACAGAAGGACACAAAGAGTGGGCGGAACACTTATTAAAATTTATAGATGCTAACGATCTACGCACCATTTAGCAACAAGAAAAGCAAGGCATGGGAGGTATTCAACGGTGTTGAGAAGTCATGGCCAGACCAGATTACCAAGTTAGACAATGCTGTGGAAACAGATCCAGTCAGCAACAGCATGTTCTGGGGATTCGTCGGCAACAACAGAGAGATGGTCAAGAAGTTGGAAGCACGTAATCACAACTACTGGTTCACAGACACACCTTACTTTGGAAGATTTGACAACAACAATCTGAAACCTGACAATCATTATTGGCGTGTGTGTAAGAATGCCATACACGTGCCTTACATAAAAAATTGCAAAGCAGATAGATTTGAGAAGTTTGGAATGAAGATCAAGGCACCAAACTTCGCTGGCAAGTATGTTTTGGTATGTCCTAGTAGCACAGGCATACACAACTATCTTGGCCGACCCAATTGGACGAACGAGACCGTCGAACAGATCAAGAGATACACTGACAGACCTATCCGACTTCGACACAAGCCTAGGGGCAGGGGTACATCAGGACCAAGTGAGGCAACTGTACCCCTATCCGAGGACCTCAAGGAGGCCTGGTGCGTGGTCACAAGTTGTAGTATTGCGGCAGTGGAGGCCATGTGTGAGGGCATACCTGTGTTCTGTGATGACAAGAGTTTTGCTGTAGACGTGGGCAACGTGGAACTAGCAGACATAGAGAATCCCTACTACGGTGGTCCTGAGCCTTGGTTGTACAGTCTAGCCTACCAACAGTTCACACCGGAAGAACTAGAGGACGGTACGGCGGTGGAGATATTGATGGACAAGGGAATACTGTGAAGATAGAAAAATTGAGTGGAGGGATATGGGTACCGTCCGCAGACGCCCAGATAGAGCAATGGCGCGAAGCAGGAAATCCTCACATGCAGGACACCTGTCTCGATAAATTTCTCGAATGGTGCAAGATACAGAATAAGAAATTCAATTTCATAATCGACATAGGGGCATGGTGTGGAACATGGTCTATGGCAATGCAACAGTATGCAAAGAACATTCATTGTTATGAACCTAACAAGTTGCACTATGAATGTCTAACAAGGAACATGAGTGCTCACAGTCATGTTAGATTGTACAATCAAGCAATAGGCAATGATGATGGATTTGTGAAGTTGACCGAGGAAAGTGCCACACAAAACACTAGGGTGTTGTTGGAAAAAGGTGAAACCAAGATCAACAAGTTAGATTCTTTAGATTTACAAGGGGTGGATTTCATAAAGATAGATGTCGAGGGATTGGAGATGGAAGTGCTCAAGGGTGCGGGAAAAACTCTAGAAAACGTTGAATACTTGATGATTGAGTTGAACGGCAACAGTGAGAAATACGGTAGCAGTAAGAGAGATATCAAGGAGCATTTAAAATCCTTGGGATTCAAAGTCTTGATCAAAACTTGGCCAGATATAATCTATTACAAAGCATGATGTACGAATATTTGAAAGGATTGAAATCAAAACAAGAGTTCATGCCTTCGCGGATACTGGATATAGGTGCGTGGAATGGATTCTGGACCAAAAACGTCAAACCCATTTGGCCCGATGCTCATTACACCTGCATTGAAGCAGGACAAAAACACGAGAAAAGATTAAAAGAAGTGACGGACGATTATCATATCGCTGTGCTTGGTGACAGTGACAGGGAAATAAAAATGTACCTGCGTGAAATTGACAAGGGAAACAGGAAGAAGGTCACATACACAAAAGGCTCAACAGTGTTTGGTATTTTCAAAGATTATGAGATCAGGCAGATGAAAACGTTGGACCAATTAGTAGGTAAGGATGCCCAGTATGACTTGATCAAACAAGATGTTCAGGGTGCTGAGATAATGGTCATGAACGGTGCCCCAGATATATTCACACGTGCCAAATACGTGATACAAGAAGTCAACCTACACAAGGATAAGCAGTTTCCAGATATGCCATCTGAAAATGAAATGGACGAATACATGTTCCAACTAGGATTCAATAACAGTGAGATAATAGAACAAAAACCAAACGGCGATCAGATAGACAAGATTTATTTTTGATTTTACGAACTGAAAAGATTTATTAGTTCCTTCTTCCAGTCATCTGCATATTCACAATCTCGGTAACCATCAAACCATGGACCACCTTCCGTGTAGTGTAATACTTTCGGTGTGCCGTCCCTTGGCTCCTTGTACCAACCTACCAACCAGTTGTATTCCGCGGGCATTGAACCTATCTCGTTGTCATCTAACCAACTGAACCTGTGTAGGAACTTTGGTGATTCTTCGTTCAATAGTTCTGGTGTGAGGATTTTGTTCTTGGGGTGTTCGCAATTCCATAACACCATGCTTGACCAATTCTTCCTGGGATAAGATGTCTGTACCTGTCCGTCCATCTTGGTTGTTTCTTTTGGTGCATAGTCGTGTTGTACAACCACAACCGCTTTGCTTGGATCACAGTATTTCACAAGTTCATGGCTTGGAATCTTCCAAAGGAAATCACAATCACAGAACACTGCCCAACCCTTGAAGTCATTCATGTATGGTACGAAGAACCTTGTGAACGTGAATTCAGTTGATGCCAATTTGTCCACAGGCCTGGTGTACAGTCCTTGGTCTCGCATCTGTTTTTGCTTGAGGGGGATGACTTCTGCTGACGGATCTCTTCTTTTTATAGAATGCTCACAGACTTGGTAAGCAATGTCTTCTCTGCTGTCGTGCCCTACGTATATTTTCACATCAATATTTAACTATAAATATTTCAGTATGCAGATTTCACAACGTTGCCGAGAGTACGAAAGCAGGTTTACTCTATCGCCCAGTGGTGGTGTAGTTAATCAACAAGGATGGACACGGTACAAACAATATAGCACACCCGATCATGTTAGAAAAAACGCAAAAATGTTTTGGAACTTTGGAGTTTCCAGGGAAATTAGGTACGAAGTCAATTGCAGGAAAGATAATCGCACAGCAAAGATCTTGACCTTTGATCCAACTCCGCTATCAAAACAGACCACAGACAGTGCCAATAGAGGTGATTATAAAATTATTCATACTAGCAAAGCCTATGACACAGTTGCAGGGCAGACAATGAAGTTTTACGACGTCGCTGGCGATGGCAAATGTTTCCAATTAGATAAGCCGGAGAAATATGAGAATGTGATAGAAGTCCAAACAACAAATTTAAAAGAGATCGCTGATCAGCACGGCCCTGAAGTGGATATCATAAAATTAGATGTGGAAGGACGATGGTATGAGATGCTGAATGAAATACTGGATTTGTCTTTGCCGGCAAAAGTGATCCTGTGTGAATGCGAAATGGATATAGGCAACACAGACGTAAACTTTAATAGATTAGACGAGATAGTGGAAAAATATCAAACCAGTGGATATAAGATTTGGACAAACAGAATTGGTAAAAAACACAACATCGAACTCATCTTTACTAAAAATATTTAGATTGTTATTTTCTTCCTGAAACTATTTGGTGTATTTCTTTCCAATTATTCACACGTATTACATCAGGATGATCGAAGTCTTTATTGTATGGATGGTCTATTAATATAGGCTTTAAACCGTATTTGAGCCCGGCTACAGCGTTGTTTGGCTTGTCCTCGACCCAATACAGCCCGGTATTGTGAAACTCGGCTAAAGCACTGTCTTTGTCAGCACCCGTGCCTAGTATGTGGTAATTTGTGAACACATGATCCCCAAAAAGTTCGCCTAATCTTTTCTTACGTAACTGTTGTGCAGGTATGTCAGATGTCTGTGATGTGATTGGTATGAAGGTCCACCCCTCTGCCGCTAACAGTTTGACCCATGTCTGTGACTCCAGCATAGGCCTCTGTGTACCCATCCAAGCACTCCTGTTGAACTCTCTTATGTGTTTTCTAATTTCGTCTTTTGTCACACCAAAACGTTCTGCCATCTCGTATGTGTTCTGTTTGTCTGGTAGTAGTCTGTGTGGGTGATACCTGGCACCTTTCTCATCAAATAATGTTTTCTGCAACATCCATTTGGTGAAGTGGTGTTCCCACTCTAGTAGCACACCGTCTACGTCCGTGAGTATTATTCTATTTGATGTCTGCATCTTCCATTCCTGCTACCCTCAGTTTTACGATGTTTGTTATCTGCCATTGTTTTTGATCCAGTCCCTTTGTGATGCCCAGCCATTGATTCCTTATCAGTGCGAAGTCGTTAATGATCTTGTCCATGTCGACAACATCGTCCTCACCATCCACATACTTCTCTGCATCTCTGCTTGACAACGCCCTGTTGTAATTTTCCAAGTATTTCCTGAAGGTCTTTGATCTCAATCTCCGCAACTCGATGTTTAGGTATTCCAATATGGCTTCCAGTTGTTGCAGTTGACTGAATCTCTCTTCCACTATGCCCGGTAGTGCCGCACTGGCTCTCTCCAAGTTACCGTAGATCTTGCACTGCTTCTTGGCCTCGATCAATTCCTTGTCGAAGTATGCCACGCAGTCTGGTATCTTTGCTAGGTTCCTGCTGACTTCGTTGTACCAATTAATCATCTTCGCCGTATCCGTCTGACTCTTCGTCTTCCTCGAACACAGTGTTGATCGCTTCTTCTAACTTGGGATCGTATTCAGCAGACGCCTTGATCTCGTCGTGCTCTACTCCTATGTCCTCTAGGCTTTTGATGAAGTCTATGGCACAGTCCAGTTTCTGTCTCTCTGGAACGTAGTGTGTTATGGAGTTCCATAACCTTTCGATATCCTCGTGTGTAAAGTCTATCATTATTCTTCTTTTTTACTCTTTGCTTTTGGTTTTGTTTCTGTTTCAACTTCGATAGGGGCGTCTGTGTCTTCCACTTCTTTGGGTGCTTCCTCTTTAAACTCTGCCATTATCATGTCTAATTTATCGCCAGTCCATGCTTTCCTGAAGTCTATGTGTTCCTTACCTGCTTTATCAACATACTTCAGTCTGTTTCCTGTTTGAACCAATAGACCTTTTTTCTCGAACAGGTCAACTAATCCACTGTAGGGATCCATGCCTGTGTCATAAGGAATCTTGACCTGTACACCTTCAAATGGTTTAGCGTACCTTGTCTTCATTACCTTACAAGCGGCCCTGATACCTCTCACTTCTGATATCTTGTTGCCTTTCTCGTCTTCCTTAAGTTTTAATTTCTTCATCGCGATAACGATAGAACTTGCGTAGATGAAACCTTGACCACCTGATATCTTGTCATCTGGATCAAACATGTCCTGTGATGCGTATGTGTGGTTGGTTGCTATAAGTCCCACGTTCCAACTACCAAACATGTTCACACAGTTCCTAACGAGTGCCGTCAGGGCCTTGGGTTTCCTACCCAAGTCACCTTTCATGTCTCCTGCTTCGAACTGGTTTACGTCTGTTGGTGTAAGCATCATGCCCAGACTGTCTATGACGAAAAGTACTTTAGGTGCACCTTCTTTGTTGTCTGCATGTTGTTCTCTGTAACCCTTCATGAACTCTGATATGGTCTTAGCCACATCATCTACCATGGACATGCTTAATTTCAATAATTTTTCTTCTGATGTGTCTACATTCAATGCCTGTAGCCACTGTTCGTCTAGTGCGTTCTCTGTGTCTATCAGGATAACGAATATGCCTTGTTCCTGTGCGTTCTTGATAATGTTTCCTGATGCTATGTAACTCTTACCCGCTCCTGATTCTCCTGCGAGTACAGTTACCTTGCCTAGTGGAATTCCTTTGTTAAAATCACTGGTCATTAGATAGTTCAATGCGTAATTTCCTGTCGAGATCCAATCTGTGGGATCGCTGAATCCTATGCCTAAGCCTTGTATAGACTTTGTGATACTCTTTCTAAATTTTGTTGCGTCAAATACTTTTGTCATAATTTTGTCCTTTGTGTCATCTATTTTAGCATACCTAGGCCCTAACGTCAATATTAGGGCCTTGGTAAAATGTCAGATTATTTTGCTTGTCTTGATCTAATCAACTTCAAGATGTCTTCCGCTCTCTTGGCACTGTCGCCCGCCGGAGCCGCCGTCGCCGGAGCCGCCTCGGGTTGTGGTGCTGGTGCACTTTCAGTCACAGGTGCCGCTGTTGGAGCCGCCTCTGCCACTGGTGTCGCCGCTGGAGCCGATGCTGTTGGTACTGCTACCTGTGGTTTACCTTGGTAAGCCACGCCCGCCGGTCTGAAGTACTGTCCATACTGCTCGAGATCATAAGCCTCACCTTCCACAGATTTCGCAAATAGTTCTGCGATTATTTTAACCTCTGCTTCTGTTGGTTCTTTTGGTCTGAAGTCACCTAGGTTGTGCAACCCATGTGTGTCGATCGCGGCTCTCTCTGCCTCGTCCAACGGTCTTTCTCTTCTTGACCATTTTGATGTTGAGTAGTCAGCATAACCACCTTTAGTTGTCTTGGTGATCCTGAAGTCCACACCCTTCAAGTAATCAGTTGGCATTTCCTCCATCTCTGGATCCATGAGTGCTCCTCTGATTATGTTGAAGATCTGAGGTCCAATGATGAATCTTCTGATTGGATTCTCAGGTGTTGAGTCTTCTGCTAGTGGATTCGTTGTGACAAAACCCTGGAAAATGTAACTTTTCTTCTTCCAGTATTTTCTGCCCATGTCTTCCATGCTCTTGTCTTTGAACCACGGTCTCACCTCTGTGAGTACTGGACAAGTCTTCCCATACATTTCCATGCACGGTACTTGCACTGTCACTGGTCTCGAATCAGTCTGACCTTTGATACCTGCGAATGGTAACTTGATCATGTTTCTCTCAGTCCAGAAGAATGTGTTGGTCTCGTCCTTGTCTGGTAAGAACCTGACCACTGCTTCAGAACCTTCTGCGATATTCCAGTGTGGGTAGATGGCGTTGTCTCCGCCTGTGTTGGAAGTGGAGCGATTCACTTCTTGAGATTTCAACTTCGCTCTTATTTCAGCCAATGATGCC